TATACCAAGCACGGTCTGAATGTCCATGCGGTGATCTTTGATGAGCTGCATGCACAGCCGAACCGTGAGCTGTTTGATGTCATGACCAAGGGTTCCGGTGATGCAAGAACACAGCCGTTGTTCTTTCTGATCACGACAGCCGGAACAGACAGAAATTCTGTGTGTTTTGAACAGCATCAGAAGGCTCTGGATATCATCGAGGGGAGAAAAATCGACCCGACATTTTATCCCGTGATCTACGGGGCATCCGATGAGGATGACTGGTCGAGTGAGGATGTGTGGTATAAGGCAAATCCGTCACTCGGATACACGATTGACATTGAGAAAGTGCAGAATGCATATATCAGTGCAAAAGAGAATGCAGCAGAGGAGAACGTGTTCCGGCAGCTCCGTCTGAACCAGTGGGTGAAACAGAGCACCAGGTGGATGCAGATGGATAAGTGGGATGCCTGTTCCTTTGCCGTGAATGAGGATGAGCTTCTCGGTAGGGAATGCTATGGCGGACTCGACCTTTCAAGTTCCACGGATATCACGGCATTCGTGCTTGTGTTCCCGCCAAGGAACGATACGGAGAAATATGTGATACTTCCGTACTTTTGGATACCGGAGGATAACATGAGACTACGTGTCCGAAGGGATCATGTTCCTTATGATGTCTGGGCAGCCGAAGGGTGCTTAAAGACCACGGAAGGAAATGTCATCCATTATGGATTTATCGAGCAGTTCATTGATGAACTTGGCACGAAGTTTCATATCAAGGAGATTGCATTTGACCGATGGGGAGCTGTGCAGATGGTGCAGAATCTTGAGGGCATGGGATTTACCGTTGTCCCGTTCGGACAGGGTTATAAAGATATGAGTCCACCGACAAAAGAACTGATGAAACTGACATTGGAAGAACGGATCGCACATGGCGGACATAAGGTACTGCGTTGGATGATGGATAATGTGTTTGTCCGTCAGGATC